CACTGCACAGGTAGCCCCGGTTGGTCCCCGCGCCTACGGCGCGGGTCCCTTATGAGGGGGCTTCGCCCCCTCCAACTCCCCCCTTAGGGGAGTTCTTGGAGGCGGCAGCCGATGTCCGCGCTCGAGACCGACGCGTAGTCGTAGCTGACGCAGAACAAGCCGCGGCCGGTGTACTGGAAGTAGTAGCCACCAACGAAGAGGCACGGGTTCGACGTGTAGAAGTACCAGTAATCGCACGAATACGTAGAATCACTGCCGCTCGCAGCAGTCGGATAAAACATCGGGAACCCTCCCGAAGTCGATACGTTAAACGCAGACGGATAACCGCTGCTCGGCGTACCGACGCTCGTACCGCCGCTGCTGTCGCTGAAATTGGCCGGATTCAGGATAAGATTCATACCACCACTGTTGTAGTAACAGCCGTCCATCCAGTCGTAGCAGTTACCCCACAGGTCTTCAATATTTCGGTACTGCGTACCCACGCCGTAAGCCGTGCGGGAAGACTGCATTGTGCCGGTATGATATGGCATACTGTCGGACGCACCCATATTCTGTACCGCACTGTTGTTGCCGCAGCCGTACCCGATTTTCGCCTGCGAGTTCCAGTCGGCGAACTCCACGATATAGAGCAGCCAGATGGTGAAGCGCATCGCAAAATCCATCTGCCAGATGTTCGCGCCAAGCCCGTGAATCGAAGAACGCGCATTGGAACGGGTGATGCTGACTTTCGGCCTCTGACCGGATATGCTCTTATAGCCGGACGTACCGCAGTGATAGCGCCCGATGTAGACGACATCCCGTTCGCCAGCCCCGTCTCCACGGTTCATGTGCGCGGGAGATACCGAGAATCCAGCCGTTTCTTGGTCGGCGATCTGAATTTTCATTCCGCTGCCGCTCTTGGTGATTTTGTACCAGAACTTTGGAATTGCTACCACAACATTGCCGGAACGGGTGCTCTTAGTCATACCCGCCCAAGGTTGCAGGTTATCGAACGGAGAGCTGTAGCTTGAAGCACCGGCGACATAGGGAACAGGGTCGGTGAATCCGGCAGCGTTATCAGTACGCGACCACTTGGTCGTGCTCGTACCGTCCCAGCTCGCTCCATAGATGTTCACGAAGTTCACCGTAATCGCACAGGTCTTATCCGCAGGAGCGTTGTGATTTGTTCCGGCTGCAACCTTAACCGTCACCGTAGTCGTGCCGGTTGCCTTGCCTGTAACGGTAATGGTATTTCCGCTTACGCTGACCGTCGCAACGCCTGTGCTGCCGGAGATGGCGGTGATTGCACCGTCGCCCGCTCGTGTTACAGTAATCATGCCGGTCTTTGTGGAGTTATTCAGGGTCAGATTGGTGGGATTGAGGCTCAGAGAACCGGCGGCCTTTGCGATAGTCCAGTTCACCGTCTTAGCTGCGGTCGTGCTGTCAGCCCACTTGTAGTTTGCGGTAGGTGTAAAGGTGGCGCCATACGTACCGGCGTTTGTGCCGGAAGAAGTTCCACCGAGGGTCATTTTGTTGGAATCGTACCCCGTCCACGTCGGAGACTGCGCCGAACCAGTATAGGTAAGGCTGCTGCTTACCGTGGGAACCGCGATTGCAGCCCTGTCAATCGTCCACTGGACGGTCTTTGCGGTAGAGGTTCCGTCAGACCACTTAAAGCCGGACTTCGGCGTGAACGTAGCCGAATAAGTGCCAGCGTCCATAGCCTGCGTAGTCCCACCGATTGTGAGCTTGTTCGCATCGTAATTGAGCCACGTCGGGGACTGCTGCGAGCCTGTGTAAACCAGTGTTTCGCTTGCAGACGGAACGATGTTAATGGTGTTTGTGAAGTCAGTGATGGCATCAGATGCGGACTGCGCAAGGTTTTTCGCGTCCTGCGCAAGCGTTTTCACCGCATTCAGTTCCGACGCACTTACGCCGGGAGTATTTACAGATCCATACGCCATAAGTAATTCCTCCTTTTAGTTTTCGGGCTTCTTCAAGAGCGCCAGTGTAGCTGCGATTTCACTCTCCGGCGCCGTTTCAGCATACAGTCGAATACCGCCGGAAAGCGTTCTGCTGACCGTATATAGCCCGCATTCTTTCGCAGCCGCAAGGTCCTCTGGATGCACACTTACAACCGGAATCAGCTCCTCCGTAACTCCCTCCAACGGAATATCCACGTATCGGATTCCGTCAGGAGCCTCGGACGCACCGATGTCCCATCCGGTGGCGGGGATAGTCAGCGCCCGCTCCTCAACACTGGAAAGGCCGCCGTGCGCGGAGGGGTCGTTATTGTGCGAGATGATTGCCTGTTCGACCTCGCCGACGGTTGCGATGGCATCCGGGTCAATCACAGCTGTAACCGTATCCACATCGCCAACTGCCACAATCAGGTCAAAGGTGGCGAGCTTGCCTACAACAGAACTCGCAGGGCGAATCCATTCAGGTTCGTTCTCCAAGCACAGATAAGTGTACGGGACTTCGCCGTCGTCAGGGTCATCCGCGTACAAAACGATGTTTGTCAGGTAAAATCCGGTTTCTACGTTTTCGCTCTTGATTCGTACCGTAACCTGACATTCACCGTCAACCGGATTCGAGATAGACGCAATTTGCGCGTCCATTACATACCCAGCAGGCCCTGTCATCGTCTTTGGGGTCAGCCCATCCGGGATTTCCCCGCTTCCGACGGAGGCTTTCGTGTAGTTCATTGTGCAGCGTCCGGCAAGAACTTTTCCGATAAGAGCGATACCGGACATAGAGCCGTAACTGCCGTCCTCAAATTTCGACATTCTTATTCCTCCTTGTCAACTCGTTTGGATGTTACTCTGGTGTGGTAAATGACGCCCGCTGTGCCGCCCCGTGTGTCCGTATGCGCTCGTTTCTGCGGGGCGTAGGGCGCAGATACCTCCGACGGTTGAAAGACGCCGTAGAGCGTTTTCAAGGTCGTATGCGCTTCTCTATCTTTCGACGGTGGCAGAACGGAGTAATCCATTCCAATCAGCCCGCAGTGCTGCATAAAAAGCTCGCTGCGGTACTCCTGATGCGTCCGCAGATAAAGCCGCAGCCCTACGCCCGCAGCGAGAATACGTTTGATGGCGCTCGCTATCAGATCCAGCATTTCGATGCGTTCAGGGGCAAGCAGATTCTGGTCTACATACAGCTCAATTTTGGCCGGGTAAACCTCATCCAGCATAACTTCTGATACATCGACTTCCAGCAGCGCACTCGCAGCCTCAATTACGGTGTTAATGTCGCCGCCGGAGAGCTGTGCCATCAGCTTCACCTTTATCGCCATTCGATAGAAGCGGTCATCGGGGCTGATTCGGGCGACGCCAAAATTGGCGCCGTAGCGGTCAAGAACCGCACCCTCCGCATAGTCGATGTCTTCCCACAGCTTTATCAGCTCTGCCTGCTCCTCTACGGAATCCAGCCCCCAAGCAAGGATAGCGAACAACTTTCCGATATTCGTTTCGAGCGGGAGATCCAGATGGCGGTTATTGTAGTCTTTTCGTGTGTAGGCGCTCGTCAGCGCGTACAGCATCTCAGAAAGGTAATTTCTCATGTCACCGTCACCTTACTTTCATCAGTGACGGCTTTTTCACGTGCGGCGATGATGATGTTTTCTCTGCTGTAATCTGAGCCGTCGGAGCTAATCTCCAAGTCAAAGTCAACTACACCGGGGACTTTAAGCACCTCAGTTGGGAGCGCAACGCAAATCACGTCCTGCCCGATTGCCATTCCTCCGCGCGTATTGGAGCCAATAAAGTTCACAAGGTTCTGCTTGATGCGGTCGATACCGTCCAGAGGAAACACGCTGTTCGTTTGAAGCCCCGTAATCTTTATCCACACATTGACAGGAGTGGGTCGGCTGAACTTGATGTTGTGTGTTGTTCCCGCAGAGCTTACAACCGCCACGGTCGTATTGCCATAGGTCTGAATCCCGGCAGCCTTTCTTCTGAAAATTGCTCCTGCCACGTCTTCGTCAAGCCCGCCATAGGCTATAATTTCAAAAGAGTGGGGCGGCAGGCCGCTTTCGCTTGTGCCGTCCGTGTCGTTTTCCTCGCCCGCTACAGCAATGACCGCCTCTACGCTTTCATAAATCTCGGCAATGATAGCGTCAAGGTTTACGCCACCGGCAAAGTCAACCGACAGGTAATACCGCTCTCGGAACTCCGCATCCGTCTCAGTATTTCTGCCGCCCTCGAACGAGGACGCATTCGTTACCGTCTCAATGCCGCTCATAGGGTTCACAATATTCGTAATTGTGTTCTTGTCGGTATTTCCGTCAGGACCCGCAACAACCGCAGACGCAGACAGCGTTACACTGCCGTTGGTTATCACGCCGGATTGGAGCGTGATATACTGCTCCCCGGCATTCGTCTCGGCAAGATACCCCTCCGGTACTTCTACACCGTCGCTGCCTGTAAAGGTCAAGTAGCCGACCGCTTTCTGCGCACCGAGCAATTTCAGCCCGATTGCACGTCCAAGATTGTAAAGGCTCGCCCCTACAGCAGTGTCAATGAAGCGGCTATTATACACATCTTCCAGCGTGGAAAACAGGAGATTCAGCATCCAAGCGTAAATGCGCAGGAACACACCGAGCGGGGAGCGCACCGTCAGGTTTGCCCGCGATCCAAACAGCTCACGGGCTTTGTATTCCAAAGCGTCCAACAGCTCTGCATAGGTGGGACGCCTGAATCCGGCATCTGTCAGCCCCCAATCCGTTGTTTTCGCCATTACGCAGTCACCTCCAATGCTATTTTCTCGCCATCTTCAAGGGTGGCGGCCAGTTCAACGGTTATCGTTCGGCCCTCAAATGTGACCGAAATAGAATCAATCCGGGAAACAGCAGGTTCTTGAAACACAGCTTCCCGGATAATTTCTTTCACTTCGTCGTCGTCAACATCGTTCATGCTCACGCCGACGATGCTTTCATAATCGGTCCCGTGCGTTTCGTCCGCGAAGAACTCAGCTTTCCACGCGAGAAGTGCGTGGCGCACGTTCTGAACCGTAGTGTCATCTCCATAAATCTTTCTGAACGACCCATCCGTATCGAAAATCAAATCTCGTGTTTCGGGGTCAATCAGCAACGTCATATTATCCATACTGCCTCCTTATCCGGGCTGCCCTGTGCTGCCGCCGGAACAACCGGGGTGCGTATGATGAGCGCCGCTTATACTGTTCTCAGCCAGAACATCGCCAGAGGCAGTTATCTTCCCATTGACAGTCAGATCGCCTTTTATGGTAATGCCCGCCGCCGATACAGCCACGTAGATTCCTCCGCTCTCTGTTGCAAGAACAAGGCTGTCAGAGGGCAGACCAGAGGATGAGTACCCGCCAGCCACAATCGCGCCAATGAAAATTGCGTCCGTAGTTGCGTGATTTCTTTCCGTAAGAGGCTTGGCTTCTTTGCCTCCCGTTACCGTGCTGTCCATATCGTGGTCGAGATAGACCACAACGCCAGTATCTCCGGCTTTTATCCACGGTCTGGTAATAAACCCTCCGCAGCGAGTACACGCCACAGGAACGCCCAGAATCGGCGGCTGGCTCTCGTATTTTCCGTTTTGTAAATGCTTCGAGAGCGGCTGAACATCCACCGTCATCTTCGCCGGGTCAAACGACACAACTTTGACGGTCGCCGCCACGCAGATTGATTCAGCAATCCGTTTATCGTGGATCTGCTGATACTCATATTCGTTTATGCCAGACATCTCACCGCTCCTTTCTCAGTATGGCTTTAACTCCATCGAGGTTTTCCAGTCTCCCGTCCTGCCGCCTTTGTGTGAGCCTTTCACAACGATGAACCGGCCATTCAGGTTGCTGGACTGGATTTTAACTACCTCTGCGGTAGCAATCCGGTAGTTGAGCAGGCAAGAGCGGGAGATGGTATCGTCCTCTCGGTCCTCACCTGTTTTCTGTGAATTCAGGTCAGTCTCAACGGGTATCACTACTTTTTCCTCGTCCGCTCTCAACAGGCCGGTAGCGGAAGTCAGCGTAACGCCGTTGTTGATGCCGTCATCAGCTTTTGTGATGTAGATTTGGCCGGTCGCTCGGATAATGAAGCGGCTTTTACACTCGCTCACCACAATCTCCGTCAGCACCTGTTTCAAATTGCCCCGGCACACTCTGCCTCTTGGGTAGCTGATGTCTTCTGTCAGCTCGCATTTTGAAACCTCCACGCCGAAGATATTGAGCAAATCTCGGACGATAGCCGACGCTTTCATTCCCTTGGCGTAGGTCTTGTTTATCAAACTGCCGAGTATTTCATCTGCACAGGGCTGCACAGTCAGGGTAGAAGTCCAGTCGGTGTTTGCCTGTTTGTGTTTCAGACCGACCACTTTTCCAATCAGGACGCAGCCTACGTCGCCCTCATACCCTGCGTTCAGAACAACAGGGTCGTTCTTCTTTATGCCCGCTCGCGTTGTTTCGGACAGGTTCGTCACCGTTATTGTTGCCACGGGCGGCTCATCGCTGTCTTCAAACGGAATATCGAACGTGAAGTTCAATCCTCCAAGCGTGTACTGCTTGTTTCCGATTGTGAGCGAGGCATCTCTAATCCAAAACGCCATATCACTGCACCGTCCTTTCCCGCAGATACAGCTTCACGTCCTTGCCGAAATTGTCTTTCGTGACTTCGGAAATGTTATCTCCTGTAATACACAGAGGAATTATGACCGGTATTGGAAACCGCTCGTCCTCAACAACATTGAACAGCGGACGGGCGTATCGGACGATTTCTCCGAACACAAGGACGTTTCCGTTCACATCGAGCAGGTCTATCGTGTAAAACCCGCCGATGTCGTTGTATTTCACAGTAAAGCTGAATGTCTTATCCGTCAGCTTGATGGAGAACGAATACGGCACTTTTGAGGCGTCGATGTTGATATATTCAATATCTTCGTTCAAATCAATCAGTTGCAGCGCCATATTTCATCCCTCCTTTAACGCCGCGACAGTCCATCATACCCGCCCGTGATACGGGTCAGGAGAGCGGAGCTGCCGCCGGAAACATTGACCGACCGCAAAACTGCGGCGCTTGCCGAGCTTACTGACTGAATCGCCAAGATAGCCAGACCCGTGCTTGCTGTTCTGGCAAGCTGCGGATTCTGGCTCTTTCCGGCGTCTTGGCTCGTCATTGCGATTTCTGCGTCCATCGGAACAAATTCCGAGGATGACATCTGCACCTGCTTGAGCGTAGCCGAAAAGGACGCGCCTTTCCGGTTTTTATACGTTCGGTCAAACTTCAAGCTGGTAAAAACAAGATTCGTCATGCGGGTCACTCCGATGTACGTGATGACATCCCGCGCTTCCCGCATGGCTTTCAGCGCGTTGATTGCGCTGTCGCCGCCAACAATCGTGCCGGAAATATTCAGTGTTCCCGCCGCGTTATTCACGTGGTCGTCGATGTTGGCGCCGTCTTCAACAGGATTGGAAGTGACGGAGCTGCTATAACTCTCGCTTTCCTTTTCCACCACACCGTTTTCGAGCGGGATGAAACGGACAGTGCCGCCTTTTCTCCCTCTCAGCACATAGGCCATTTACAATCCCTCCTGTCAATAAGCGTACTGGTTTTTAAGAGCCATACGCTCACGTTCTTCCTCTCTGAATTCCTCATACAGCTCTCGGACAGTATCTCGGAGAGAGGTCTTCATATTCTCCGTGGCTTCCTCATCAGCGCCGCCCTGAACGATAACCGTAATCTGCGGAGCGAATGCAGGACTGCCACCGCCACCGTTAGGCGCTGTGTCGGGATCTGGCACGTCAATATGCACCCCGCCATCTCCACCGTCCTCCGGCGTAGTATCCGGCGGGTTGAAGTCCCCTACCACAGGCGTGACAGTGTAGGTAGTTCCAGCAACCGTCGGAGCCTGCGCATCAGCCACAATCGGGTTTACGGTAAATGCCGCATTCGCGGGTCCGTTTACGTCGGGCATATCGAACTTCGTCGGGATAGCGTTCTTGATGTCTTTCGTCACGCCGCCCATTGTGTTCTCGAAGCCTTTTCCAAGACCGGCAGCCATATTGTCGCCGATACCGGCAAACACTGTGGACGGACTGTGGATTCCAAGTAAGCCCTTAACTCCACTTACGATGCCGCTAAAGAATCCAGAAACTTTGTCTTTAATCCCCCCTGCCATAGCGGAGATGCCCTGCCAGATACCCTGCACGATGTTTTTACCGATGTCTACGATAGACCCCATCAGCGCGCCTATTCCGCTTACGATAGCAGAGATAATAGCGGGCAGCTGCGCAACAAGCTGCGGTATGGCCTGAATAATACCGGCAGCAAGCTGGATAATCAGGTTGACACCTGTTTGAACGATGAGAGGCAGATTTTCCGTGATAAACCCGACAATTCCTGTGATAATTGCCGGCAGTTGTTCCAGCAGCATCGGCAAGGCGTTTAAGATGCCCATTGCCAACGTGAGTATGATTTGCGACCCCTGCTCCAAAAAGGTAGGAAGATTCTCAGACAAAAAGCCAAGGATACCCTCGATGAGAAGCGGCAACTGCTCAATCAGCAGAGGCAGCGCTTCCAAGATACCGGTCGCCAGCCCATTAAGGAGCTGCATACCCGCATCCACCAAGAGCGGAGCGTTCTCTATCAGGGCGTTTACTGCCGCTATCAGCCCCTCAATGATGGTCGGGATCAGTGTCGGGAGGGAATCTCCAAGGCCGGTAGCCAGATTAGCGACAATCTGTACCGCTGCCTCTGCAAACATCGGCAGAAGCTCTCCGATGGCCCCGACTAAGCTGTCCACCAGACTGACCGCCGCGTCAACAATCATTGGGACACTTTCAACCAGCGTCTCAGCCACAAGGGAGATGGCGTCAATAACAACTGGAATAAGCTGCGGAAGCAGGGAGATGAGGGAGGTCAGAACCTGCCCAAACACGCCGCCTACCGTACTCACAAGAGTGGGCAGCAGCGACCCTACCGCCGGAATCATCTTTCCGATGGCGTCCGGCAAAGCAGCAGCGAGGTTTTCAACCACCGGTGTGATGTTCTTAACCACGTGGCCGAAACTCTCAACCACGTTATCGACGAGCTGCCCGATGTCCGCATCCGCATTTCCGAGGCCAGCGACAAGGTTTCCGAATGCAGCTTTCATACTCGAAATAGAACCGGAAATCGTCTCCGTGGCTTCTTTTGCGGTCGTACCGGCGATGCCCATTTCTTCCTGAATGATGTGGATAGCTTCGGTGATGTCAGCGTAGGAAGAAATATCAAAGTCCTTACCGGACAGCTTTTCCGCATCGCTCAACAGACGTTCCATTTCTTCCTGCGTACCGCTGTAACCCAGCTTGAGGTTGTCCAGCATCGTGTAGTTTCCCATGGAGAAACCACGGTACGCATTCTGAATGGATTCCATATCCGTGCCCATCTTATTGGCATTGTCGGACATATCTGTAATTGCCCGGTCAGCGTAAGACGCGGCCTTTGCGGTGTCGCCGCCCAGAGATTTAATCAAGCTGGCAGAGAAACTCGTCGTGAGTTCCATGTACTGGTTTGCCGACATACCAGCGGTTGCGTAGGCGTTCGCGGCGTAGTTCTGTACGGTTTTAGACGAATTACCGAACAGCGTATCAATACCTCCGACAAGCTGCTCATAATCCGCATAAGCCGATACCACCTGCACACCGAGCGCAACGGCTCCGGCAGCAGCAGCGGCAGTAACCGCTGCTATCGCGGTTCCAGCTCCCTTTAAGATGCCGCCCATTTTCTCGAACTTGCCGCCAGACTTTTCAGCCGCGTCACCGAGTTCCGTTACATCGTGTCTGGCGTTTCCGGCGGCGTCGCCCATATCGTCAGTCTCATTGGCGGCCTTGTCCGCGTTTCGTATATAGTCGGTAAACCTATCCTTTGCAGACTGGATCGCATTGCCCAGACCGTTTCGGATTGTAGAAATCGGGTGCGTAAAGCCGTCCTTTATGCTTTGCGCACCCGATACAACATTATCTTTGAATGCAGTGGCCTGTCCCATCACGTAGGAGAATGCGCCACCCACACCCGAGCGGAGGGAGGAGGCGAAGCTGTTTCCGCTGTCCGCTCCTGCAAGGAAAGAACTGCGGAACGCCGAACCAACACTGCTGGCCTGAGACTGCAAACCGCCAAGATTACTTGTCACGTTTCGTATGCTCGAATCAGCCTGCGAACTGTCCGCGCTGATGTTGATTCTCCCGCCGCTGCCCTGTAAATCCCCAAGACTGCTCGTGACATTACGAATACTGGCTTCTGCCTGCGACGTATTGGCATTTACGTTAATGCTATACGATAAGCTGCGGGCTTCATCCACAGTTCATCCCTCCTCTCATTCTTTTTTGTTCCACTCGTCCTGCCACAGCAGACGGGCCTGTTCAGTCTCGGAAAACTCGTACAAGTCCATCTCTTTGAGTTCTGAGTAGGTCACGCCTCCCATGCAGAACACAAGCCGCCAGAACCGCTCGTTGTTACGAGCGCGTTTCTCAGCGGCCCTGCGGTTTAGTTCGTTCGCTAAGAAAGGATTCGATCTCGCGCACCAGCTCGCCCGGAGTAGCGAGATCATCCTGTTCATCGAAGTATTTCAAGCCGGCTTTTGCAACCTCGGCGGGTGCAGTTACGCAGCCCTTGATGAGAGCGTCGGCATATTTTGCGGTGTTCTTTCTGCCGTTGGCAGGGTTGATATAGAGGTCGGTGAGGTTAGAATACCAAGTGAAGTTCACGCTTTGGAGCTGGTATTCCACGTCGTTCACAACGACAGTTTTGGTTCTTGCCATAGGTAAATCCTCCTCTGAAACATTGTCGTTTTATACTTTATACGCGCATAGGCGCATTAGGGAGACGGGTATATACATTACTCTCTAATCCCCCTATTTTCATACTCTATTAAGAATGAATGTTTCAATGTTTCAAATAGCTATAAAAGCCAGTAACGGTGCGGCTTTCAGCCGAAACATCGGCGAAACATTGCCCGATACATTGAAACATTGGAGCCTGAAACATTTGGTTGAATTTCCCGCCTAAACTTAGACTTTCGTGCCTAATACTTGAATTTAGGCGGGATGTTTCAACGCAATGTTTCACCTTATTAGAGCTGGATGTCAGGAATGAGGAACACGATGCTGACATCAGCAGCTTCCTTGCCTCTCGTCTTATCGGGCAGCTTCTCCACCATACAGTTCTGAGCGAAGAACAGGGAGCCGCTGTCGTTGGCGTCCGTGATAGCAAGGTTTGCCATCACGTTTTTCTCCGCGCACTGTTCGAGGTACGCCACATCAGGAGAATCCTGCAACAGCGTAATGGTGAGCTTACCGGCTTTGTTCGCGTTGAGGATGTAGGTGCTGTCGCCCTTAACACCCTTTTTCAGCGTAACATTTGCCTCGTCACGAGCCAGCGTGAACATATTCTCACCAAACATACGGAGCTGCCGATTGTTGAAAGACACGTTTACTTTCATCGGGTCAAACGTAGCTAACATTCTTTATCCCTCCTTTACAGCGTCGCACGGAGGACGCCCTTGGTCTTTACCTGATGGACCGCACCAGCAAGCTGAGCCTCCCACGTGATGTCAGGCATTACGCGGTTTCTGCGCTGGTCCTCGGTACTCTCCGCGTACTTCGGAATTACGACAGTGAAAACGCCGGTCTTGCTTTCCGGGTCGCGGGCAATGATGTTGAGGTCAGTAGCCTCCGCAAGCGCCTGCACCACAGCGGTTCCAATCAAGCCGAAGCCGTCATCGCCGTAGTTGATGTTGGCGTTCGCAAGCAGAATGTCATAGAGCAGGTCACGCATACGCTTGGCGATCCAGTCACCACCGAGCACCACGTCAATGAACTCACCGTTGAGGCAAGTACCGTCCTTGACATACTGGCGTTTATACTCCTCGGTCAAGAAATTTACGTGGTTCTCAAGCAGAGCGTCCCTCTCTCCGTCGGTAAGGATGGGGAGAGTGATGAGCTTTGTGGTAGTGGCGTTGCCGTCCTGCGGACGCTTGAACTTCCACGTTACGCTTGTAGGGTAGAACGGACCAACATTGCCGGTGTAGGAAGCGTCCGGCTCCTCGTTCAGATGGTCTGCGTCAGCGTAGATGACAGCAGCGCGGGCGGTGTTGCACACGAACGCCTTGTTGCTGGTCTGGCCCATGTAGAACTTACGATGGTCCTCCACACCAGCGCCAAGCTCCGCTTCGCTCGGCTCGCTCGCCTCTGCAAACTTCGCCAGAGCGATGACATAATCGTCATCATCCTTGTCCGTCAGAAGATAATACCAGTCATTATCAACCTCGGACTGGAACTGCTTAATCTGGTCGATGAAGCTGTCCGCTGCACTCTTGGCGTTCTTGCCGTTCGTGAACTCGGCGGTAGGCGCTTCAACATCAACGGCAGGCTCTGCAAGCAGCTCATCAGTGAACACTTCCACGATTTCGGGAATCGTGTCAACCTCGCCCTCGACAGATGCCGTAAAGGTCACAGTGTCCTCAGACACGGAGGCCGTATAGGTCTTTCCGTCTTTCGTGAAGCTGGTTCCGGTAAACAGCGCTGCGAGATCCTCCGCAGTGGATACGGTGGAAAGCGGAGCGATATGCACTACAGCCTTGCCATCCCCGCCGAAGCGGAACCACAGCTCGTCGTCAGAAGTCAGGTTGACTTCATCAGAGAAAGTGCATACGAGCTTTGCAGTAGCCGCCGGAGCAGAGCTTGCAGGTGCAAAGCCTACGATTTTGAATTTGCTCACAAGACTTGTGGCAAGGGTGGTCTTACCTTGATTGAGCAGGGTGGTAGCCTTTCGCACGACCTTTGCATTGGGGCTTGCCCCATCAGGGCCGAACACGGCTTTTACGCTCTCCACATCTCTGTACGTCCCGACCGGGTATTCTCCGGTGGTAGATACAAGGAGAATGTCGAGGCTTTCTTTCTCGCTGGGCAACGCATCACGCTGCACAACGACAATTACGTCTTTTGCCATTTGGCGATTCCTCCTTTATGGTTTTACTTCCCCTATTGGGTTTCCCGGACGCTCCACCAGTGTTGCGGGCATCGTGTCGGTTCGTACATAGGAGAAACGAACATCGAACCCGTATCTTCGTATTGTGTCCTCTACGAAAAAGCTGGATCGGCTTGAAACTGACCCAACATTCTCTACAACAACCTCTCCGTATTCGGTTTGGATGTTGTGAGCGTTGAGCAGGAAAAAGCCATTCGCCTTTTCTGCGAGTTCGAGGGCTTCATCCTCACCAAAGATGTATCCGTTATCGGTTTCTCGATTCGTACTGCAAAAGGTGAATGACATCGTTGCCGACACTTGCTCCGAGCGGATGAGCTGCGGTTCACCGGCAGTCTCAATGATTTCTCGCAAACCGAATGAATACTTCGGTATTCTTGGAGCAAGAACACTGTAATAGCAGTAGGGAAACTCGGGTATATCCGCTATCTGCTCTGACAGATTTACAGGACAACCTATATGCGCTTCCAGACCTGCCACAATCGCGTTTCTGGCCTGCACAAACGTCATTTCTTCACCCCCTCTACGAGATACCGAACCATCGGATGGATAGAGTTATGGGAGAGTTCCTGCGTAACGGTGTATTTCTGACCGTCGTAGGTGTCCAGAATAATTTGACCCGGATTTATCTCAACCGGGTCGTCGGTGTATAGCTTCTGCGAATTGTACGTGTACGACCCCTCCGGCAGCCGTTTCAGATCCAGATTGGAGAGCGGCATTACGATTCCCCAAAAGGAAGTCACCGGCTCATCAACCGGTCTGGACTGGCCGCCTTTTGACGGGTCGCGCACGAACGTCCTGTTTGAAACTGTCAATATGTGCAGCAGCGCCCGAGGAAGTTTTGGGGTTGCGAAAAACATAGTTCAAACCTCCTCTATTTTGTATGTGATACGGTCACGTATGTGTGTACCTGTCTCATACAGCGTTGTATGCTGCGTTTTCTTGGAGAAGTCTGACTGCGGCTTTACTCGGTTATCGTCGATGAAGTTCTGTACCAGCTGTGCGGCTTGCGCTCCGATGGCGTTCGCTGCTGCATCGGCAGACATCTGCCCCGAAAGGACCTTACCCACAGAGCCTGATACAATTTCTCCAAGCTGGGCTTGGTCTGCATCGAAACTCGCGCGTATAAACGACCGCTCCGGCAGTTTATCCGTTCCATACTCATGCGCGCTGGCAATTTTCAGAACTTCTGAATCAACGCCGCCGACAAGACCGACGAGTATTTTCTTGCCGGCCATATCTTCGCAGGCGCTCTTTAACTTCTCAAAGTCGTTCAGGATAATATTGATGTCCATATCAGTACCTCCTGTAGAGACTTACGAGCTGCGCCCACTCCGATTTCTGGGTCTTGTCGAAGTTCCACGTCACATCGGAGATGGAGAACGAGCTTAGACCCTGCGAGCCGTTCTGCAAGTTGGTGTACGCCTGAGACACCATATCCCACACAAGCCCCTCAAGGTCGGCAGGAAGTGTCTGCGGTTCATCTTCGGTAGCATCCTTTGGGAGCACATACCCCGCTGTGTAGCTGACCTCGATTACGCGCTTCGGCGCCACAATATCAAACGCCAGACCTTTTCGATACCCGGCTTTCAGCCATCCCTCATCACGGTAGATGACGCCCACATCGCCTGTTTGAGAATAGTCATAGCGGTCTGGGTTCACTAATTTCCCGTCCTCCTTGACATACTCAACGTCAATGATGGGGTACTCTATCGTGACGAGTTCCTGCTGCCCATCTGCATCGTACCATTGCCGGTACGAGCGTTTGCCCAAATGTCTGCCGGTCTGACGCTCAATCCAAGAAGAAGCCTTGTTTATCAGCAGTTCGACAATCAGATTGACCTTTTCATCGTCGATGTCGGATAAGCCGAGCATCAGCTTCATCCTTTCGATGGTTGTTAATGCGTTTTCTGCAAGCATAAGGGCCTCCTAAATGGGGCAACAACGGCTACTCGCCGTCGTTGCTTTCTTCTTTCTTCTCGTCCTTTTCAGCGGACTTGGAAGTTCTCGGTTTCTTGGTTTCTCGCACGGGAACCTCAACCTTGTTCTCGGTAGGCCCCGGCAGCTGCTTATAAATGCGAGGCATAGGTCAACCCCCCTTTACACGGGCTGGTTGGCGGTGTCTCCCAGCGCGATTGCGCAGGTCGCAGTGCAGGTCGGGGAAGAACCGCCGGTGCAGGTAACAGTTACGGTGGCCTTAACGAACTGCTTGCAGCCGATGAGGTCAAGGTCGATGTTGAACAGATCGCCGCCGGCAGCGTCAGCTTCGAGGGTAATCGCGCCATCATCGTCCGCAATCTTGTCGGCGAACACCTGCTTGTCCTTTACGGCAGTGAAGCTGCCGGTGCTGGTATCGCATTCGGTGATAGCCACCTTTACGGAAATACCGGTGGGGGTTCCGGTTGCCTCGCTGAGAAAAATTGCGAGGACACCGGACAGGAAGCCCTCGCGGTCAACGGCGCTCCCGCTCGTATAGGGGAGCACCTTAACGTTCTGGATAAGTTTTCTTTTCATTTCGCTACCTCCTCATTACACAGGGACAGAAACCTTGGTTGCCACAGCGAAGCTCTCATCGTGGCGCAGGCCGGTGTCCACATTGTTGATAGCACGAATCAGGGTCTGGTCGTTCTCGAAAGCGGAAACGAGGTTGCCCGCATCGTCAGTCCAAGAACCCTCACGGCTGGTTTCGATTTCGAGTGCGCCCTGCTCGCCGATAACGAGGTCATTCCAGTTACCGAACACGATGTTGGTCTTGCCGGCAGTGGTTTCGAGCAGGTTGGTGGTTCTGTAAGGATAGCCCACCAGAGTGCCATTCTCATTCATCTCCTTGGCGAAGATGAAGCCGCCAACCTCGTCACGCAGAGACTTGAAGAACTGTTCCACACTGGTGTTGAACACAAAGCCCAGACCATCAGCGTAAACGTTGTTCTTCAAAACAGAGGCAACCAGATAGTTCGGGAACGCGGCGGTCAGAACGCCCTGAGAGCTGGCGTATTCAGCGTCAAGGGAGGTAACGTCGATGTTGAGCACACCCTTGTTCTTGATGATACCCAGAGGCTGGAACTCACCGCCAGTGCCGAGCAGCGCACCGTAATCCACACCGAGAGCCATCTGCTTGGTAACGTCCTGACCGACAATGACATCGTTGTCGAAGTTGGTGGAGCGGAGCAGGTCGTTGCTCATAGGAATGAGTGCAGTCAGCTTCTTGGCAGAGAGCTTGAGGTTGCCGAACTTAGGAGCGCTCTTGGAAAGCGCACGATTTTCACCAGCGAACAGCGCACGGGAGCCGGTCTTAATCTTAGGAATGTTCAGGTTGCCATTCGCCATACCGAGGCGACGAGCGCCGAGGCTGTAAATGACAGTGGACGGATAGAGCAGCTCAATGATTTCATTGGCGTAGACCTCGGGAACAAGGTAGCCGCCATCCGCAGGGACGGTAGCGGAGAGAGCCTTGAACTCGTGAGCCATATCTGCATCGCCGAACTTACGCTCAGCAGTGTAAGCAGCACGTTCGACGTCGCCGCCGGATGCGTGGATGCACTTCACAGCGCGGCCAAACATACCATAGGCGGTCTTGCGGCGCTCGGGAACGGACATAGACGCGATACGGGTCTGGAAAGAGTTCTTCTTCACGCCATCGGGACCGGCGCTGGTGGAGAGGAACAGGTTGGAGTATTTACGCTCGGGCTGCTTCACAGCAGTGCTGGGGCCGCCGGACTTCTTCTCGGTTGCGCCAGTACCGCTCTTGATGCCCTGCTCCTCAAGTGCAGCGATAATGCCTGCAATGAGTTCGGGAGTGATAGCGCCGCCGGTCTTTTCGCCCTCAACAGGGTTTGCGGCAGCAGCGGGGTCAGTGGTTGCGGCGGGGTCGGTAACAGGGTCGGTAGAACCCATGTCCTCAAGGATAGCGGTCACTTCCGTGAGGATCTCGTCGGTGGTGATGCCATCAAGGATGGCTTCTCCATCTTCCTTGCAAGCCTTACGCTTTTCGTCGAGGTTGGTAAACACCTTGGCAATCAGCTCGGCGAGCTGTTCCTGAGTAAGTTTCATTTCAAATTCCTCCTTGTTTTACGGAATAATCTCAAAGACGAGTTCCGATTTCTTTGTTTGTTTGGCAGGGTTGTTTGCAGATTTCACAATGTTATTTTGCGTCTGCTCATCTTCGGGTGCGGCAGGTTCCAGAAACGGGCCGAGAATTTCAGCCAGCTCTCGAACGACCGCAATGAAAGGCTTCAAAGCGTCAAGCCTTGCGCGGGTAATTCTGCCCGCTTTGACTTCCGTTTTCAGACCCTCCACCAAGGATTTGACCTCATCAATCTTGGCTTGGTCGTTCATCGCCCATGTGACGATAGATACTTCCCAAAGCCTGATTTCTTTCAGCCGGCGCACACCCTGCTCGCTGTCGAAATTAAACTCAACAGCGTCATATCCGATGGACAGCTCGTTCAGAACACCGTCTTTCATAAGTGTCTGAATGTCGCGGCCCTTGGTGGTATCGCTGATTCTGCCCCGGATGAAAAGACCTTTTTCATCTTCTCGCAATTCCAGCGGCTTGCCAATGGGCAGCTCGCAGTCAGAGTGCTGCGACAAGATTTTGATTCGGTCAAAATCCTCCCTGATGGTCTTGGAGAATGCGCCCCTCTCAATGATGTCGCCTCCGCTGTCTCTGTTTCCAAACACAGCGGCATACCCGGAGAACTCGCCGCTCTCGTCTGTGCTTTCCAGCTCGAACTTGAACGATTTGTACTCGTGGGTGACGGGTGCCTTTCCAGCAGTACGCTTTCCCTTGTTTGCCATACGGTTCTTCCTCCTTTCCTCAGAGATTAGGGCATCTTAAAAACCGCCGTATGTAAGATAACAACGGCAGTTGATAAGCTCCTCCGGGCGAGGGTCGTTCGGGTCGCGCGGATAGCGCAAACCGTTCGAGAATTTGGCGTCAATCGCCACCGTCTCGCCGTTCAGTATGACGTGGTTCGGACCGTGAGAACCGTCACGCGGATTCTTCTGCGGTCTATGATGCCACGTTTTCGTTTTAGCACCGGCGGCTTTCATCGTGTCAAATTGACCCGTTGCCAGTGCGGTCATGGTTTCCTGACGGGCAATCAGCTTTGCCCGCGATTTTGTGGTACTCATCGTGTTTTGAATGGATTCCCGCAGGCTGACTTGGCTCAGACCCTCCGAGACGCCGCGCACGATGATGTCAGCAATTTTATCCCTCGTGGTTTGTTCAATCCCTACGATGCGCTTGCCGCCGTTGATTTTGGCAGAAGATACGAACTCCGGTCGAACAAGGTCTGTCAGACCGTAGCCGTCCTCGCTGATTGACACGCCATCGTTGTAGGTTTTTCGCCACAGAGGATTGAACAGGTTCATCAGCTTTTCCGCTTCTTTGTCCCAATCGAGCAGCCCAGCCGCTATTGCATCGGCAAGCCGCTGCTGTTCAATCTCCGGCAGCTGCGCCCACAGTTCGGGGTCAAACGTTCCATCGGGGAGCAGATAGTCAGACAGCTCCGCAAATACGTCGGATACATTTGCCTTTACCGTTTCTCCAAGAGCCGCAGCAATCGCGGATTGCTGGCTCGCAAAGTGCTTAGACCCCGCAGCCTCAAACAGCCGCTCGTTCTGCTGGACAGCCAAAGATTCACGCCGGAGCATAGAAGAAACGTTCGCGCGCATAGACTTTTCGCCATGCGTAGGCTCGTCATACAGCGCGGATAAGTCCTCCCGAACTATCTGCTGCGATATTGCAGCGGGGTCATCGCTCTCGGACAGGAACAGGTCGTTGAGGGATACCTTGAACACATCCCCGCCATCTACCTCAGGCAGGTCCAGAAGCCGCCTCGCTTCGTTCTGCATAAGCAAGCCGGAGTTCCAGCCGTCGATAGCTTTGGCTTTGTCAAAGTCCTTATCGTAGGGGATAACCGGGTCAAAGCGCCACACAAGCCCGCTCCCGAACATCGGCAGCAGCTGCGTGTTGATAGCTTCCTCTCGCATTCTGATTCTTGATGTCAGAACGTTCTTGGCGTAGATATACTGCGCAGCGTCAGCGGTGGAGCGGTTACTGTTCTCGGTAATGCCCATAATTTCACGCGGCACACCGAAGTGTTCCAGCACAGCATCGCGCATAGCGATTCGGCTTTCGATGAAGCCGAGGTTCTTGCCATCCGTGCTTCCCAGCTCTTTCACTTCAACGTTGCCAGAGAGGGCTGCCGCTCGATGGCTGTTCTCTACGCCTTTATGCTTCTGATTCCAGCGGGCTAAGAAAGCGTCCCGCTGCTCATTTGTGGCGTCGGGCATAAGGAACACCACGGGCGGCGTGGCGTCGTTGTAAAAGAACCGCTTTTGGAACTTGGCGGCGTACTCGTCAATCTCTACCTCATCCGCAATGCTTTCGGCGATACCCAGACCACGCAGGAACGGGTCGAGCGGGTTCAGCTGTTTCATCACGAACATATCATCCACCGGAACAGTCATTGTCAGCCCGCCGGAGGATGTGATTTGGTAGGTGGGGTTTCCGAGATAGGGCGTCAGCTTCACCCAATGCGGAGGAACATTCCACAGCTCTACCGGCCTGCCTCGTTCATCCCGCTCGATAAGGAAAAAACTCTCGCCCACGAGCATGAGATAGATTTCGTGCAATCGCCAGATGGCTGAACTCGTCATTTCATACAGTGGGTTCGGATGGCTCATAAAGTCGAGGAACGGGTGGTTTGTGATTTCCACCTCTGTTCCGTCATCCTCGATACGGAGCAGCTTTCCGCTGATGTTTGCGAGGTCACTTGCGATACGGTCTACGACCGCAAGGCGAGGGCTGGTAGAGAACATACCCAGCCATTCGGCTGTGTTCATAGAGGGCGGTCTTGCCCAGCGCGAGACGAAGCTGTCACTGCCGCCCTGATACACGTCTCGCACCTTTTTTCGTCGTGTGATTTCGATGTTAAATAGTCTCATTCTGCACCTCGTTAAAAAGAGAAGCCGAATTCTGGTTTCCCGTTTTCCAACTCTAAATAGGCGTTTGCCGAAGCATCCACCATGTCTTTCAGCTTTCCTACGGGGAAGTTTTCAAGCTGCCTGAAATAATCGTCATTCCAGTCTGCTATTTTCACATCCACGTTTCCGGCAAGCCACTGAGAAGAAAAAGGTTCTGCGCGGGTTACTTTGTCGCCGCTTTCCAGCGATGTCGTAACTGAGTACCCGCCAAGCATTCTTACGAAGCTCTGCGCCTGATCCTTACCGGCTTGTCCGGGGTCCTGCGGAAGTCTGATAGTTACATTGCCGTAAAGCGCATTGTCGCTGGCGGCTGTGTTTAAGATGAGCTGTCGGACATCTGCGCCGTTCTCGCGGACATTGATAACGTCTGCAACAAAAACGCGCCCATTTTTCCGCTTGCCGAGCAAAACTCCGGCGGTGTAGGCGCTTTCGTCGCCCCTGCGGTTGGTACGCATTGCCTGCGGCATACCGTCCAGCTCGTCCATCTCCCCGGGTGCGGTTGCCGCCAAGTCCCACGCACGTACCCATTTGACAACATCGGTAGGCGTAGAGCGGAACATCTGCCCGACCTTGGAGCGTTTGAAGTAGTGACCGGCAGACCGTCGGATTTTCCAGTTACCGTTAAGCAGCTGCTCTTGGTCGAACTCGGACATAGCTTTCAATGCGCCGATGTAGCCGGGGTCGTGTTTCATCATCGCGGCATTGTCCGTCAGCTTCGCGCTGATAAAGGACACGGACTTGACTTCCTCCATCTCCTCTGGGCTGTATAAGTGAAACTCCTCATACAGCTGCTGCGGGGTGTCCGCCCAATGGATGATGTTGTTTCTGCGGAGGAAATACCGCAGCTTTCCGCATCGGCTCTCATCCGCATATCCCGTTTCGGGGTCAATCCACCAGTCTATGAACCGAGCAACCCAGCTTTCTCCGTCCGGGTTGCAGGTCGCCCGAATATAGGGGCGAACTCCGCAAGTTGAACGGTTTCGGGAGAACATATAGAAGAACTGGCTTTCCGTGAAATGCACAAGCTCGTCGAACATCAGGAGCGGGATCTGAGAACCCTGCCAGTTGTACTTCTCCTTTTCGTAGAACATATGGGCGAATGTCACTTTCGCCCCGGACTGGAATCTCCACTGGACGTTTGGAGTTAAAACGCTGGTGGCTCCGAGATGCGGATAGATTTCCTGACTTGTGGCGTAAAGACCACCGGCGCTCATAATCTGAGGCCGTGATTGACGGAAGATAACCGCCTCAAACAGCTTGTTGTCTATGTGGCGCAGGCATTCAAGCAGAAGTGCGTAGGTCTTACCGCCGCCAGCCGCGCCGCCGTAAATGCAAATATCGGCCGGAGAGCGAAGAAACATTTCCTGCTTTCCCTGCTGCGGCCGAATGATGATAGGTTTGTTATTCGTTTTTTCCGTCTTTTTTCTCACGTGCGTCACCCACCTCCGAATCTCGCTCAGGCAGGTAGATTTGAACTTGCGGCTGAACAGAAACCGGTGTGCCGGTTATCTTCGCCTCAACTGATTTCCTGTCATTGAAGAAGTCGCCGCCGTAGACTTTCAGAGCGTAGATGATAGCGGTTGTGTCCCCGCTGGATACACGCTCCATCAGTTTGTTCTGGCACATTGCCACGACGGACAAGCGCCCCGCCTTGATTGCTTTCTCCAACGCCGGATGCTCCTTTTGGAGCTTCTGCAATGTCCGGCGGGTGATGTCAAAAACGTCGGCGATCTCCTCCATAGATTTGCCTTGCATAGACAAGGACTGGATAATGGCGAGATTATTTTCTACTTCACCGGCTTCTACCCACTGTTCAAACAAGTCCTTTCTCTGACGCTTCGCATCAGACATACCTCTCCGCTACCTTTTCGAGCAGTTCACGCATCAGACCGCCGTGCTTGTTATGCTTGAAACCGCCGGGGTACTCGATGTTCAGCTCTTTTTCCAGATATTCCTCGTAAACTTCCATCGGCAACTGCTTGGGTAGCGAGCAGGCGCAGTAAATATAGCCGGCATTGCAGGCAAGTACCGCTACACTGTCGAAGTAGCTTTCGAGGAGAGCAACGAAGCTCTCACGTGTGTGGAACTTCTGCTTGAATACGATTCCGTTCGTCACGCCGAGGGTGTAATTCTTGTCGTCGAGATACCAGAGGCAATCCCCGGCGCCAGCGGACAGCTTCGTCTTATCGTATGCCTTTTCCACATAGGCAAGGTTTCTGGTGCAGGTAATCAGCGTACCTGTGGATTTCAGCACCGCGTTGCAGGTCGTGAGGACAGCTTTCTCGAACTCATCATCCACAACGGAGTTGATGACCGCTTCCAGAACGCAGTAATCAAACAGGCCGTTTGTTCTGACCTGCTTCTCGGCATTGAGGATATTGGCAATGATGCCTTTCATATCCAGCTTATTCGCGCCTTTCACCATCAGGGACGGCTCGTAGGCATGAATGTTAAAGCCCTTGGATTTGAGCATCTTCGGGTACGCCATGCGTCCCGCTCCGATGTCGATAAGGCTGTCAGACTTCTGCAAGCGGGGGATTACGTACTTCTCATACAGCACGGAGGCGTTGGACTGTCTGCCATCGGTACTCAGGCGCTTCGGCTGCGCTAAGAACTGATGGTAGGTTTTAACGCCGAGGTTGTCAAAGTTGTACTTGCCGTACTCGATACCCATACATTCGAGGAACTCCGGGACATCTTCGTTCGGGATGGCGTAACTCAAAACGCCATATCCCAGCTTCTTGGAGCAGTAGGCATATTCGGCGTTGAGGATGACGTTTCCGTCCCCGTCGGTTACGACGCTGCCCCACTCGCCATAGCGGGACATCAGTTTCGTAATCTCCGAACAAATGAGTACGTTCTTCGGTTCACTCTCGATGTAAACCTTATCCGCAGGGCAGTAATGATAGCCACCCACGGTGTATTCTTCGAGACGAACCGAAGTCTTGCTCGTCTCAATCGAGTTGTGCATAAGGTTGAACAGGATCTCGTCCTGCAAATTCGGACTGTTGATTCTGATGCACGGCAGATATTCCAGCCCAATCGCCGTCGCGGCTTTCTTTCGCTGGTGTCCGGCGGTAATCACGTTGTTAGAGGCGTTCACAATCAGGGGCTTCACCATACCGAAACGGCGAATGCTGTGCTGCAAAGCCTCTAACGCCTCGGGGGTAATGGAGCGGGGGTTGTATTCAGACCCCGTGACTTCCCCGATAGGTACTTTCTCCACAAAATCAATCACGGTTCTCCACTCCTTTCAGCAGATAGTCGGCAAAGCTGCCGCTCAGAATTGCACCAGAATCAATGTACTCCTGATACTTGGCGTTCATACGGTCAAGCTCCACCTGAGAGATAAAGAACGACACATCGCCGAAACGGAACTGGCAGAACGGAAGAACTGCTTTGGATTCCTTTTTCTTAGGCTCGCCGTCGGAGGCAGCAGCTTCATTCTGCACAGGGTCAGCGACAGAGGCAGGTGCGTCATAAGACACCTCTGCGTGGGCCACAGGCTCGTCGTAGGTGGCCTTTGGCTGCTGGGCGGGTACATACCCCTCCTCAACGTCCGCGTCGCTCTCAGCGGCATCCTCGCCGCCGCTGTAGATGGTGCTGACCGTAGGCTTCTTCTTGGGGGGCTTGGGCGCGACATTGACGCCCATAAAGTTGAATGCCGGGATTTTGATTTCAGCCTGTTCCGGCTCGATGTCAAACACCTCGGTACTCAGCTCGAATCGCTCCAACAGAAGCTGATTTTCGTCGAGGGTCAGGTCAACAAGAGACAGCTCCTCTTTGAGTTTCTCGAAGTCCCAATCGCTGTACTCGCTGGTCTTGTTGTCAACCAGACGGAACAGGTTGATTTGCTCCTCCGTCAGCTCGTCCGCAACGATGCAGGGAACGGATTGGATGCCCAGCTCGCGGCAGGCGCGGACACGGGTATGACCGGCAACGATGGTGTAGTTCATATCCACGACTACGGGGAACAGGAAACCAAACCGCTCGATGCTGTACTTCACCTTTTCAACCGCAAGGTCATTATTGCGGGGGTTGTTATCGTAATCTCTCAGTCGAGAGACGGAAATTTCTCTGATGTTCATTCTGCGTCACCTCCCGTGAGGAACATTACAAAGCCCAGATAGGTTTTGTTCTTGCTGATGTAGTCGTCGTAGACCGCTTTCAGGCGGGCGTATTCCTCCTCCGTGATAGGAAGCTCGTTGTTTCCGAAGATGAGGAATTTGTTGTCCTTGAAGAACTTGCGGTCACGGTTCGGGGTGAAGAACGTGGTCTTGAAATCAAGCCCGATTCCGTTCAGCTCCTGATGCAGCTTGCCAACATCCCACGTGGAATACTCATGGCTCTTGTTGTCGATGATTCTGGCGAGCTTCGCATCTTCTTCCGACAGATTCTGAACGATGCAGGGTACTTCCTCCATTCCAAGCTGCTTGGCAGCTTTCAGACGGGTGTGTCCTGCGATGATGACGTTGTTTGCGTCAATCGTAATCGGATTCAGGAATCCGAATTCACGAATGCTTTCGGCGACTTTTGCGACGCCCGCATCGTTCCTACGGGCGTTGCCCTCATACTCGATGAGGTCATCAACCTTTTTGTAAACTACCTCCATTTTTTGTCCTCCTTGTACTGAGCATAAAAAAAGGGAGCTGCACACACGTACAGCTCCCATGATTTACTGTATTAGGTTTTAGAACAGGCCCCACTCGGCAAACGCCTCGAAGCCGCCGATGTCTTTTATGAACTGGCGGGCCTGCTCTACGATTTCGGAGTATGGCTTGCCATCAATCTCATCATCGCCGATGGCGCAGCACAGCTCGACAGGCTTTCCGGTTTCCTGCGCCTTGAGGAAAGCATAGATATTGACGGACACATCCGCTTTGGACAGGTCCTTGCCATGCAGCCCGCCGCCGGTTACGGAATCGGCCATATCCGAGCCGAGCTTACGGTTGGTAGCGCCGGTGTCCACGTCAGTGCCGCCGGTCCAATCGCCGAGCGGGTTAATCTGCGCAGTCGGGTACAGCTTTTCGAGGTCTGCCTTTGCCGCGTTGCTCTGGCAAACGATGAGCCTGCCGTCGTCGAGGATGTACTTCCCGTCGCAGTGGTACGCATCATAGATGTCGTGGGCAATCGCAGAGAGGGTTTTCTGCTCATCGGTCAGCGGCATTCCCTTGAAGATGCCGTTGTCACCGCAGCGGAAACCTTTCTGCTGGTTGTCCGCGAGGTGTGTATCCTGCGGCACAATGCAGAGGTTGACCTGAACGAACCCCGCTATGCGGTGGATCGCGTTATGGATAGCCCCCAGAATTTCGGGGCGCAGCATAGGCGCGGAGGTTTCCACAATGGTGTGGCAAACCCCGTGACCGATAAGAACCTCAACGGCAATCTTAGGGTCGTCCTGAACCTGATACGCCAAATCCACGATGGCGCCGGCAATGCGGTCAGCAATTTTGTCCGGGTGGGACGGGTTTACTTTCTCAATCATAATATCAATTCCTTTGCTTGATTTTTTCGTTGCCGTTCAACGGCGGTCCTAACAGGTCGCAGTCCGCATCCGGTGGGTCTTGAACATAGCCGTAGTGATTTGCGTAGCAATAAGCGCAACCGTTTCGGCAGGTACTGTATGCACCAATATCGACGCTCTCAACGCATTGACACAGCCCCCTCTGATTGCGGTCTTTCGGCTTATCAACGCCGAACATCTTGCCGTCCACGCAGCTGGAATGGGGAAGCCCGAGTTCCTCTGCGCAAGAGGAAAGAACAATCCCGTGCTGCGCGGCAATTTCAGACAACTGTTGCGCCAGCTCAATCTGCTGCTCAGTTGTGAGCGGCTGAATGTTTAACGGCCTCAGATCCACAGTTCGGTAGGAATCCACGAAACTCATAACGGCCTTTGAGGTGTAGCCCTCCAACGCCTCCGCAATCTTCGTGAACGCCCGAATGTGGTAGTCCCAAGTGTAGCGGTCGTTCAGAAATACCGGGTCGTAACGCCAGATGGCTTTGTCAGCCCCGATTCTTTTGAACGCTGGAATCACAACCTCGTTCTTATCTGGGATGTTCTTCTCAACATCCCGTCCGTAAGGTGTGATGGTGTACTGGAAATAATATTTGAATGCGTCCAGCTCGTGAATCCTGTCGAGCATAGGCGCTGCATTCTTCGTCCAAAAAACGAACCCGTCTACTTTGTCGGGCGTGAGTGAAACACGCCCGACTTGTAGAGGGTTGTATGGGTTTCTAAGGAGGACAAATCCTTTCCCAACACGGTTGTAAAACCACTCGGAAAACAGCGCCGGAATGTCCGTCCTCCTGCTTGCACTCACAATCATAACGGCATCCCATCCTTTAGGTAGTTTGCGAATATCCAGTTACGGCAGGTTCTCTGCTCCTTGGTGTAAGTCCCCGGAGGGTTCGGCACATAATCCCAGAAGTGGATGCGCCGGGCGTTCGTGATATGCAGCTTGATTCTATCGTTTTCGATTCGGATTTCAGAATTGCTGTCCGGCACGAATGCCACATGGGTGTTCAGCTCCCAAACAAAGCCATCGCTCAAACCGCAGAGGTAATATGCTTTGGCGTGAGGATGCTGTTTTACGATGATGTCCACAACGGCGTTGGACTTGTGCAGCGTTCCGTAATAAACGCGGTTGTCCTTGTCGCCGATGAAACATTTTGCGCAGCACTGCGATATATCCACATTGCGGATGTCTCGGAGCCAGAAGAAGTTGCACTTCTTGAGGATTTCCAAGTGCAATTGCATAGGCGCGTGTTTAATTATAAAATCCGATGGTATCATTTTATCACTCTCCTATATGACGGGTCAATGACAGCTTTGTGACACGACGGACACCTCCGCTATCTCAGGGTTCTGCGCCTGAAAATACTCTCCAAGCGCATAAAGCACAGTTTCGCAAACGCTCGGCAGAGCGGGATGGAACGCGAATCCGCACCCCGACATTGCGCTCTTGACCGCGACAAACTCCCGGTCGAATCCGCTCACGCGGGTTCTGGCGGCTTTCATTCGTCTGCCGTGGTCGTCAAAGCTCTCAAACAGGGCGTGAGAGAGCGGGTTGCCAGCGCTTACCGATTCGCCGACAGTCAGCTTGGCGAGGGTGATTTCATAACCCCCCGGAACCGTGCCGGTCAGCGTGAACGTCGAAACGTTAGTGACGTAGCTCGGCAGTGGGTTGAACCCGTCGTATGGCTGCGGCTCGAAATTCTTAATCATCTTGGTTTACCTCCTGTTCTTCGTTGTCTCTCCACTCATCAAAGCAGACGGGAGACATCCCTGCAAATTCCTCGCCAATGTGGTTAAACACCCAATCGGCAAAATAGTTCAGATAACGCTGCCACTCACTCGTGTCATCGAAATCTGCGATGAAGCCCTCGGCCATCGTTACCCCGCACAATTCGAGCATCTCATGCTCTAAATAATCCAAGGTTCCACGGTCGGCGGCTATGGCTTTTTCATCATCAACCGACAGAACGGCAACAACTTTTCTCTCTGTCATTTCACATCCTCCTCTCTTTTTTGCTCGCGCAGATGTTCGCGGAGTTCCTGTCGAACCATTGCGGCCTCGACATCGTTGCGCGTAGCGTTCTCAACCAGCACGTTCCAGCTGCCGTCGTTCATTTTGAACGTGTGTACTTTCCGCTTTGCGCGGAGCGCGTTCACCAGATCCACCGCATATTTCAGAATGCAGCAGACCAGAATCGTAAACCCAAGCCAAATCCAAGGGCTGGAAAAGATGAATCTCAAAAACTCCATCACGCATCATCCTCCAACTTCAAACGGGCTTCAAGCTCGCGGATACTCTGCAAAAACTCCGTTCGACAAGACAACTCGCTTTCCTCCACCGTGGCGCGGAGACATTTCAGCGCCGCCACAACCGGCGTGTCGAAGCTGTACTTCTGGAACACAACACCGGTTCTATCGTCCGTGATTAAAACCTCGAACGCATCTCCCTCTCGGATGCCGAGGTTCAAGCGAACCTCACGAGGGATGACAACTCTGCCGAGGTCGTCAACTCTACGGATAACTCCTGTTGCTCTCATTTCTGTTCCTCCTCACAATTCGTATTCTTTGTGGTGGGCAGCCCTGCCCTTGTAGCGGACAGAGGGCTGAATCCAAACAACTTTGCCGGATTTGTACCGGCGCAAATGACCGCGAACGCTTACCTCGTGGTCTGGCTTTGTGTACCCTCGCTTTGCCTGTTCCGGCTTCGGCAGAGCGGCTCTGTCAAACTCCTCCACGGTGTAAACCCTGCGGATGAGCGGCTGCCGTAATTGCGCCGAGCGCTTTTTCTTCTTGTGCTTGGCGGGGCGTCGCTCAACGCGCTGCTCAATTTTAACTTTCTCTCGGTAATAAGCCATGAACAGCATAAGTGCGTGATATTTCGTCGCTTCTTTCCAGTCCGTCCGGTCAAACCCGAGTACAAATTCGAGCGCTACCTTGCGTTCTTCGGATAAATGCTCAGCGAATCTGTGTTCGGATATTTCCTGCGTTTTGGGGTCGTACTGGAATGTGATAACAGCGGGAAGAAAAGGCTTCTTCATAGAGAAAACAGCTATCTCAACCCCACCGTTCTTGCTCTCAAATGTGAATTCGATTTGCTCCTCTTGAAGCTCCACGACGCCGGATTCCATCGGAGCAAGGAATCCCTCGCGGTCAAGCCAATGCTTGTTCTCGTAATACCAATCAATTACCAGCTTCATGCGGGCGTTGCTCTTAACGATAATTCGGTCAGCCGTGTTGCGGTTCATTTCTTCTTCACCTCCGTATCAGGGTCGTGCCACTGCAACCCGCGCATTCGGTAAAGCGGAATCCAGTGTTCGCTGTAAAAATCATAGCCCGCGCCGTCGATGCCAAAGAAGTGGCCCCATTCTTCGTGCCGATAAATGCGGAATCCGCACTCCGACATAACCTTTACACCGCCGGCATTTTCAAGCCAGTAGTTGTCACAGGAATCCCCGAAGCTCCACATTGTTCCCCACATCGGGAGAGGGTCGTCATTCACGATCTCCAAATCATCAGGCTTCACAAGGATAGATGGGCCGCCATCCAGATCCACGCGGAACTTGTCGATGTCTGCGGTGTACGCCACAATCTCACCGAGATGTTCCAGCGTGTCGCAATCATCCGGCAGGTCGAAAACGTGAACTCTGCTACCAACGTGGGGCATCGTAAGTTCTTCCCACTCCTCGTACCTGTCGCGCATGAGCCGCTCAATCATACTCTGCGGGATGGCATTGAATTCATTCACCCATTTGTGGGCTGCGTCGCTGATTGTCATGCCCTTGACCATTTATTCGTCAACCTCCAATCTCATAGACCACCGAGCGGCTTTCTCTCGGATAAACCGCTCAACTTCTTCACGGTCAAGACCCAGCGCCGCCGCGCAAAGAACAACGTCCGCAAACTCCTCGTTCAGTTTGTGAGAGGCTTCCTCGGTACTGACCGGCGTTGGATTCCGCATATCAATCGTTCGGCGAAGTTTCAGTGCGGCTTGAGCCAATTCTGCCGCTTCCTCTGCCATACCCGCCAGCAACTCGCTACAGCCGAGCAGGGTGTGAATATCCGTAAGCTCTCTGCCCCAATCTTCGAGTGCCTTTTCAATAGGCGCCGCTATATTGAGTTCCAGATATTCGGGGATTACATCAACTTGGACGTACCCCTTGAACGTGGAATCATCATAATGATTCGGGTCTGCCGGCTCGAAGTCCACCAGTTTCATTTTCATCTGCAAGTATCGTGTGGGGATGAGCGCTTCCTTGATTGACGGAATGACTTTGAACCCATCATCAGTCCTCCAACTAACGGAGCAGTCGATACCCGCCTTGCGAATGAGGTAGCATATTTCGTTCAGCGTCAGCGGATTGCTTTTGGCGGTCATCCTGTCTGCGCTTGCCGCATTGTCAAACCACGCCTTGAAATCTTCGTAGCCTGAAAAGTCTTTCATAAATCTCAACTCCTTTGCAAAATAGAAGAAACCCGCCATTTCTGGCGGGTTTCCGTGTATAGGCAAATTCAGCTATCTATCTTACCAATAAGACACCCAGTTCCGGCATTATTCACTTTGGTAAGGTCAGCAAGCTGTCCTATAACGCTGGTCGAAG